GTCGTTGATTTTAGTCAGACCAACTGCCCGCATAATCTCACCAAGTTGCTGACGAGCAATTTTCTCAGCATCTGGGTTTGGGTTGCGAACGTTGATTGAGCCAAAAACCACACGGCCCTGATGCGTTGGCCCAGTGATGTCGTAACGCATGTCAATCTTGTCACCCGTTCCAGCCTTGGTCTTGTTCAATTCAGCCTTGGTGATAGTGGCGTTGTACCAACCCTCTGGAATCAAATCGAACGAACGATCCGAAACTGGAAGGCTGTCTGTCGAAAATGTTTCACCTAAAAATGCCATGTAATTAATCCTTCTTTATGATTGTGAATGATGGACGCCCCGGTGTTGAGGTAATGGCGTCCAGAAGAGGCGTGGTAATAGCTGGGTCAGTTGACTTCCATACCGACGCATTTATCTCCGGCTTCCAACGGAAAAGGCACTCAAGATGCGCCAGCAAACCATGCTCTGCCGCAATCTCTTGTAATTTGTCGCTGTTAATCTTGCGATTGATGCGACCCTCGACCTTAATCTTGAAGCCTTCCGCTTCAAAGTTGGCGGTCTTATCCAAGGTCGATGGCACGTTAAACTGAGCCACCATCCTATCCTCAATAATGCGGCGCTCTGATGTGGCCTCAGCCTCTTTGGCTTTGGCGGTTAGCCATTGTTGGTAGATGGTCATGCCACACCCCCAATTTTGGCGATAATAGCGCCAAGATCAGGCATCTCCCATGCCGCCAACTTGCCTGAGCGATCCTTAGCCAGCCACAGGCCATCGCTGTCGCACATGATGGCGCGTTGAGCATTGCCGTCTGCGTCACGCTCGACCCGAAGCGCCAGAACTTCGTCGAAGAAGTATGGCAGACCCTGCGTCAGAGACTTGCCCGGCATCGATGGGTTGTAAAGCAACTTACCCATTTCGTCGGTGGACTTCTCCAGCTTGGCACTCATGTATACATGCTTACCGGGAAGGTCGCGGAATGCGCGGATCAGTTCCTGCATGGTAGTGTTGAGTTCGCCATAAGCAGCGCGGCCATCTTTGTTTGTGCGCAGTTCATGCTGAAGAACAACCTCGGCCACTTCGCTGATGCTGTCGAGTGCAACGCTTTCAAAGCCAGCGGCTTCTTCGCTTTCCTTGCACCATGTGTACGCTTCGCGCAAATCTTCCATGTTCTTAATTTCAATGTAAGCAAGGTCGGCGTCTTGGATGGAAAGAAGGCCACCCTCTGCCGACAATACAATTGGGTTTGGCAGTGTGCGGATCAAAGATGTCTTTCCCGATCCAGCCTGACCATACACAAGCAACTTAACTCCATTGGCGGTTAGACCACCAGTCTTTTTTAGATTAATAGCCATTAAAGGCTCCTTTCGTTTCAGCACAATTCGGACAATCCAGTTAGTGCGTAGAAATGCCTTTACAGCCACATTATCGATATGTAAACACCGAATTGTGCAAAAATGCACAACGGAGAATGTAATGTTGGGTTTATCGCAGATTAGACAGGCTCTTTTGTACAGCAACCTGTGTATGGTTTCTGCTCAAACTGGCATACACCGCAATACTATAAGCGCAATTCGGAGAGGTAAAAATACCAACCCAAGCTACGCTACGGTAAAGGCATTATCAGATCATATTTTAGGATTTAAAGAATGACACCACGCGAAAAGAATATGGAAGCTATCGGCGAAATAGCATATAAATATGGTTATACCGCCGAAGATATTGTCGGTGAAAAAAGATACAAAAGATTGGTTATGGTCCGGCGTGAGTGCGTAGGTATGCTCCGCGAAAAAGGCTATTCTACCACTGAGATTGGACGTATTATGAACCGTGACCACAGCACCATCGTAGTTTCACTACAGATTTTGGCGGCACAAAATGGCTGATTTAACTAACATTCTAGGCGGCTCATGGTCGCCACCAGCAGAGATCAAGGCTGACCCGCCGGAACTTCAGCTTCGTGACGCCATAGAACAAAGCGGCATTACTCCGCCAAAGGACATTGTCCTTGATGGCAAGATGCACCGCTTTAACTCTGGAACCAAAGGCAAGGCCGGACACGATAAGTCCGGCTGGTATATTGCCTATGGCGATGGCGTCCCCGCTGGACGTTTCGGTTGCTGGCGGGCGGGGATGGAGATGACATGGCGGGCGGACCTTGGCCGCAAGCTGACACCATCCGAAGAGATGGCCAATGTCCGGCGCATGTCAGAGGCCAAGGCCGCACGGGACATCGAACTAGCCAAATCGCGTGAGGTGGCATCGAACACCGTCGAGAAGATATGGTCAGAGGCAGCACCCGCGAATGTCGAGCATCCGTATCTTTCTCGCAAAGGCATTGGCGTCAATGGCGCGAGGGTTACAGGCGACGGACGGCTGGTGGTTCCGCTATACAATCCCAACGGGACTTTATCATCGCTCCAATACATAGATAGTGAGGGCGGAAAGCTATATCACGCTGGCGGACAGACGGGCGGATGCTCTTGGATGGTCGGCACAATGGACGAACCCGGCGTTCTATATGTAGCTGAGGGCTACGCCACAGCGGCAACCATCTATCAAGTAACAGGACGCCCGTGCATCGTTGCCTATTCGGCGTCCAACCTCGTTCCCGTCACAGGGACGGCGCGGGAAAAGTACGGACCAACCCAAGAAATCGTCATCGTGGCGGACAATGATGCGTCAAACACAGGCCAGAAGTATGCTGATCAAGCATCAGCCAAGTTCGGTGCGCGGACTATAATGCCTCCGTTCCAAGGTGATGCAAACGACTATGTGGCGGCAGGGGGAGACCTATCTGTCCTCCTAATCCCACCAGTGTCCGATTGGCTTATCCCAGCCGACGAGTTCTGTACAAAGCCAGCCCCAATCAAGTGGATGGTCAAGAACTGGATACAGGAAGACGCCCTCATCATGATCCACGGGCCTTCAGGGGGCGGAAAGACCTTCGTGGCTCTTGATTGGTGTCTGCACATAGCGTCAGGCCTGACTGATTGGAACGGACACAGGGTCAAGGGCGGCACAGTGGTCTATCTTGCTGGTGAAGGACATCACGGCCTACGTTCGCGTATCTCAGCATGGAAACAGCATCACGGCGTGTCCAGCATAGACATGTGGCTGTCCAAGGCTGGCTGCGATCTCAACACCCCAGAAGGCTACATGAAGGTGGTCGAGGCTATCAGGGCTTTGCCGCAACCGCCTAGAGTTATTGTGGTCGATACTCTGCACAGGTTCCTGTCCGGCGACGAGAACAGTGCGCAGGATGCCAAAACAATGATTGATGCCTGTGCTGCGCTTATGCGTGAGTTCAATTGCAGCATCATCCTTGTTCATCACACTGGCGTATCAGATGAGGCCCAGCATCGTGCGCGTGGATCGTCAGCATGGAAGGGCGCACTTGAAATCGAAATCAGTGTTGTCCCAGCCAAGAACGATGGGCCGCTCCAGATCGTCCAGCGCAAGTCGAAGGATGCCGAAGAGGCAAAGCCTGTATATGGTGAGTTGACCATCGTGCCAATCAATGGCTGGTTCGATGAGGATGGTGAGCAAGTTTCCAGTGCAGTGCTGACACAAGCTGAAGCGCCACCGGAGACCCGCAAGGAGGCAAAATACCAAAGCAACCTCAAGATATTTATTAGCGCATGGCAGAAGGCTGGATGGGAACTCAGACAAGATAAACCATATCTGACCAAGTCGGCCCTCAAGGATTACCTGATGGAACAGCGCATTGCCAAAACTGAGCAGAGTGTAAATAAAATGGTTCAAGAAGGTCAGACCACAAGGCTGATTGGGACGCTAATTGTTAGCGAAATTATCACCCCTCATGAGCATGGTTGGGTCGTAATTTGTCCAGAAAGTCATTCTACAATGATGGCTTCGAGAAAAGAGTTGAATATGGGCATGGACTAGGTGGACTAAGGTGGACAATTGGAGAATTGTCCAGTTAAAATGACGCATTTCTGCGGGTTTCGGTTGTAGGTGGACAAGAAGGTGGACAGGAGACGGGGCAAGGCAGGGGGGTGGACAGACTGGACTACACACCTTTAGGTGTAGTCCTATTGTCCACCCTGTCCTGCGGGCTGTCCTGACCACTTGTCACAGAGACCTCGTTGGGATAAAAGTTTGATAGTTGAAAGGGGATTTATGAATACGAATAAGAATGATGGCGAGGCATGTGGGCGGTGCTATTTCTTCCAGACCAGTGCGGCTGGATCACATGGCTTTTGCAAACGGAATCCACCTGTGTTTACGCACCTTGATCCAGAAGGTCGTCCAAAGTTTTTCAACCCGGTAGTAGCACCGCATTCTTTCTGTGGTGAGTTCGAGGAAGCTTAAATGATTAGGATGACGGTTGACACTGGCGAACTGGATCGGAAGTTCGCTATGCTGCTTCAAATGCCACGCACGATTGAGAAGGCTGTTGTTGGCGCTGTGGCTGAGACCGTCAATGATGTCCACGCGGCCCAGCTTACTGAATTGAAAATGAGCCTAGACAAAGACTCGCCGTTTCTTAAGCGGGGTCTTTGGAAGATACAGCCCTTTGGAAAAGGCGGAAGTATCAATGGGGCAGGAACTCGGTTTAACAATGTTGGGCCACGCGGGTCGCCAGACTCAATTATTGCGCCAAACATTGATGGAGGTGGTCGCGGAAACAAGGCGTCGGCTAAGGCGCTTGTGGCTAAGGGTATTATATCTTCCAACCAGTTTACCGTCGAAGGTAAAAACTACCCACGCGATAGTAGAGGGAATATTACCCGTTCACGATACAGTGAGATGCTGGCGGCTCTTGGGGCAATATCTGCGGAACAGCGTTCTAGTCTGCCTAAAAGTCAGCAGCGGAATCGAAAGGGTGTCAGCTTCTTTGTTATTAAGCGTGGCGGTGAGCCTTTTGCCATTGCGGAACGCCGGGGCGAAGATGTTAAGATTATGCTTGTCTTCGTCAAAGGCACAAATTACAAAAAGAAATATGATTACATTGGCGCTGGTAAAAAGCAGTTAAATTACTCGCTTCCACGCCACATTGATCGTATTTTAATGAGATACATGGATAGGTTTTAACGTGAACGACAATCTTGATCCTGATGGCCCACGCCATCTTTTCGCTATGGACCTGTTGAACTCACTTATGGTGCTGATGGACAATGCGGCCAAAGAGGGGTTGGATCGTTGCGATGATGAAGGTTTGATTTATGATTGGGCGTTCTGGTCAGGCGAATGTGCGAAAGCGCTGAACGTCCGAAAATTTTCTTCATAAATCGTACGGGGGATTTTTGGCCCATAAATCGTATGGGGGATTTTTGCTCCATAAACCGGGGAGGGGGTAAATTTTTTACCTCGGATACGCAATAATGTTGCGTGGTCGCGACCGAATGTTGCGCTTGGGCAATAATGTTGCCGATCAGCGCCGTTTCGCGCAATAATCCAAAATTGATCAGCAATAATATTACAACAAAGCGCAACGATCTTGCCCACGCGCAATAAACGATCAAGCCCGCGCAACAATGTTGCAAAATGGCCTATTTGATCGCGATTGCGTCAATCCTGCTAGGTTAAAGGGAAGGGAAGGGCGCGCCACGGCGTGGTGACATAGGGCGCAAATTAATTTGCGCGGCCCGCGTTTTTTTATTGACGCGTCATAATGACGTGATTAGAGAGGGTTTATTAACAATGACAAATAAGGATTAAAAACAATGTTCAATCTAATTTCAAAGGCCGTTGCCTTACTATCGCGCAAGCCCGCGCCGCGCCCTATTATTGCGCCACGTTCGCGCCGCCACGTTCGCGTGACGCATTGGTCGTTTCATAGCACAATTAGCTATTATGGCGAAAACGGCCGCAAGCTTACAACGCGCAAGGTTGCCCATAGGGACGTTGCCCGCCTTAAGGCTAACGCTCGCAAGCTTGGCTATACCGCATTTTAATTTTAACAATAAAGGATATAGTAAAATGACAAAATTGCATCCCATGATCATTATTACCACCCTTCACTTAATCGCGGCGTTAATTGCCATAACGGCATTGCAAGGGCTTTGATATGAAACAAGCTTTGCGCCATAACCTTTACTTTCTGGCATATATCTTTGCCGCCCTTGCGCTTGACGCATTTATTTTCGGCTCACAATTTTAACATAAGGATTAAATAAAATGTCAATTCAACCCATAACCGACAAAGATCAAAAGCTTATTTTGAAAAACGTCATTGCGGCTTGTCGTGATATCAATAAATTAAACAAGCGTGGCTATACCTTTTTGTATCTGGCAAGCGGCTTTATCGCGCATTATGATATAGACGGCTTTAAGACGGCTTTTGGCAATGGCGCCGCTTTGCGCCGCGCAATCCTATCTAATCAACAAAACAACCAATGGCGCAATTTTAGAGAGGGTGAACGGGACGCCGCTTATTATTTTAGTAAGCGGGACGTTTACAACGCCCTTTGCGCCGCAATTGCATAACTTTTAACAATAGGGATCTTTTAACATGTTGATGAAAACTAAAATCGAAAACACGCTTGCCTATGATATTTCTGGATTGTCGATTGATATCCAATTGCAAATATTGGGAAGTGAAGCGAACCGCTCTTTGTTTTCCAGATTGCCAGAAAAGCTTTTGGGTATCGACACTAACGCGAAAACTATCAAGGGTGAAAAGTACGGCATAAAAACGGCGATTTTGTACCTTATGCCAGCAATGGGAAGCGGCGTGCAATTATGCCCAATGGCCAAGCTTGCCAAGTGTGACGGCCCTTGCCTATTCACGGCGGGCCGTGGCGCTATGTCTAACGTTATGTTATCACGCTTGCGGAAAACGCTATATTTCAATCAGTACCGGGCGCAATTTATGACGCAATTAGCTAATGAAATTGCAAAGGAAAGTAAGAAGGCCAAGCGCAATGGGTACAAGCTTATTGTGCGGCCTAATGGGACAAGCGATATAAAATGGGAATCTATACCCGTTGAAACGCCGCTTGGCACAATTGCGCCTAATATTATGGCGCTCTTTCCAGATACGCAATTTTACGATTATTCGAAGCTTGCTAACCGTCGCAACGTCCCGGCTAATTATGATTTAACCTTTTCATATAGCGGCGTTGAAGCTTATCAACCCTTTGTCGCTAAGGCCGTGGCTAATGGCGAACGTATCGCCGTTGTGTTTCGCAATCGTGCCATTGTCGAAACAATGCTAGCTAATGGCGAAACGTTTTTGGGCTTGCCCGTTGTGGACGGAGACGACAGCGACATAAGGCACCTTGACGCTAAGGGCGTTATCGTGGCGCTATATGCCAAGGGCAAGGCAAAGCTTGATCAATCTGGCTTTGTAGTAGGATAAGGGGCAATGACAATTGATCTTAAACAATGGCGTAAAGCCCGTGGATTAACGCAAGAAGGTGCGGCCTTGCAATTAGGGTTGTCGTGGCGTCAATACCAGCGACTTGAAGCGGGACATTGCAAGCTATCGGGAAGCGTTGAAAGATTGCTGGCAATCTTATAGCCACCACCACCACCACCACCAC